TTTTAGAGGAACTGCCCCTCCTACATAGCTGTGTGGTAGCCATGCATTATCTTTCAAAAACCTGGGGTGCGGAGAAACCGCTCAAACAGAAGTGATCTCAAGTGCTCCGAAATTCGTCAACGTGCCTGAGCCGTAAGTGTTCGTTACACTCAAAGCAACAGTGGTTGACCCATTCGAAGACACGAAATACACTGCACACAAAGAGGCATCTTGGAACGCCGTCTGTGCATGGGTCGGTTTGTATGGAAGTGCCACACCATTCACGAGCAACGAAAACGTTGAGTTGGAAGTCGCTGTGCCAGTGCTATGGGAATCATTCATTGCTGCAATGCGAAAGTTTCCCACTGGTAGTGTCACCACTCCAGCAGCATTGGTTGCCCCCAATCCGTTTGTTGTCGCTGTGGCCAGCGCGAGCGTGGTAGCTACCCCTGAGCTTCCTGACGCTTCAGCGCTTGACGATTCAAAGCGTGCCTCTGAGTATGTCTTGGGTGCAACATTCGTCTGCACCTGCAACTCCTCGCACACCTCGATGTCCCCCTGGACGTGAATCTCGCCCGTGACGACACCACTCGAAGTCTGTCCTTGAGTGGTGACCCACATGAGCCCTGAATCACACATTTCGATGCCCACCCCCTTCGGTGGGTTGGCAGTGCGAACGTACCTCCACGGATTGTTCTCCGGAGCGACGTTCACCCTCAATGTCTGCTTCTTGCACGGCAGGTCATGGGAGGACGGCTTCTGGTTCAAAGCCACCGTCTGTGTGGCAGGATCAGCTGCACCTGCATTGTCATTGAATGACATGATCGCAACACCAACACCATCAACTGAAACTTCGTTCACCTGTGGTGTCCAAGTCCACGTCATAGGCCCTCTGTGGCGCCATTTGACCATGTTCTTGGCTTTGGCTGAGGCAACCGGAAATGTGGCGGCCAGACCAGGGTTGATTTGAAAACGGAACTGCTGTGTAAACACAGCTGCCGCTGTCGCCTGCCCCACTGACTCATCCACATGGATCACCTCAATACGATCACGTCCAGCCGTTGAAACGGATCCTGACCCTTTGGTCTTGTTCCGACGCTTCTTGGCCTTCACTGCTGCTGGTGGCTGCGCAACCGCCTGTGCGGCTGCTGCTTTTGCCTTTTGTGTTTTGGTTCGTGTCATGTTTCTCCTGCTTGGATAAAATTTTTTACATTTGGCAGGTTCCCAAGCTACCTGCCACCAACCATATATAACCGTGTTGGTCACGTGGAGGAGTTTATAGTCGCCCCCCACGACTAGGCCCGTATGGCCCCTCATTTGCCACCCTTCTTCTTGCCCTTCCAATGTGGCCTCTTACTAGCGGTTTTCCAGTCACATTTCTCCAAGTGCCAAGTCAAACCTTGGTCCTTTTGTTCTTCTGTGCTGTACCCTTTTCGTGAGTGCTTACATCTCGGACAAAACCAGGCAAATTCATGCGCGACCGGCTTGGCGGTCGTCTCTTTCATTTCCCCGGCAAAGGTGTCCAGTTCCTCCTTACCCTTTTCCCACGGCTCACAAATCAGTGGATTCGGAACCAACTCCCCTGTCACATGTCCACGCGGATCACCATGCTCCACCATACCCGGTTTGTCCTGAATGCTCGCGACCTGAAATATCGGTGCATTGAACAACCCCTCGGCTGTGCAGCTGGAATGCCACGTGTGAAAACGCACCCAGTCGAATCCTGGAAGCATCGCCTTGACCACGTCAATAGCCCATGTGCCAACGTTGTTTGGCCACAAATCACTTTCCTTGTAAGTCAGTGCCCACCACGACACATTTTCCTTGGTAAACTCCACCCCTTTGAGGTATGGGAAAGCATGGACGACAGCATTCGCCCACCATCCGATGATCGGGGTGAACCGATCAGTCAGCATGTAAGCAAATGCTTTCTCCGCAATCTTCTCCTCTCTGGTGAAATTTCCTGGTGTGGAAAGGTGCAGTTTTGCCAGCTGGCGCGCAACATCACAGATGCTGTTGTCGTCGCCTGACCAGACATCGGGTCCATAGTAGCGGCCAAGAAATTGGACTCCCAAATTTCCTCGCTCCACCACCTTCACCTCGTAGTCTTGGCCTATCAAACGTGCCGCACGCACAATTTGATCAGCTGGTATATCTGCTGTAAATCCGTCGTCTCCCGCATAGAGACCAAGTGCCTCGTAGGAATCCAGTGGATTCAATCCACTACGGCGAGCCGCCATGTAGTGGATGAATGCCGCACGGATCGTCTGTGCATTCGACGTCCTTGGATCCCCCGAGCCCCACTCGAACTCAGACTGATACCTCAGCCTGAAGGTCGACTTGACCGGAACTTTGACCGACTCAGCGTGGTAACGCCTTATCGTGTCGTGGTGACATGACGCAAATGCGGCAAGCTCGACCGCTAGATCCACAGCCCTCGCCGCCGGCGAGATATGTGCATCCATGCGATTCGCATCATCATCTGCTATGAATCTGGCTCTCATGCAAATTTGTCCCACGCGAGAGGCAATCTCGGAAGGTGTCTTTCCTGGTGCATACCAGGCGCAGTCGTGCAGAATTGGTTGCAAAGCGTACATATGCTGCGAGATAACCATCTTCGCACCCGGGTCGACTTGAACAATCAACCTAGGATCCGTGACCTTCTGGTATGCCTCCTTTTTCAAGAACATCTCCCAAAATCGTCTGAACACATTGAGTAACCACAAACCTGCACGGAGCGCTCTACGCTGACGAGGATGTGACTGTCGCTCAGCCACCTCATCCAACTCCACCGGGTTAACGGTTCCCACCTTGCACGCGGGTACAACGAATGGTACGAACTCATTCAAATACCCCTCAACTTCTGCTGTCAACTGAACGCCCGACCTGTTTTCCAACACTCGTCCCTCAATCGCACGCCTCTCATTGTTCTTTGTGATCGCTGGTGCGAATCCCTCAGGCACCAATGGCTGCATGAACGCAACCATCCCTGACTTGGAATCTGCATCGGCTGGTGACCCTTCGTACACCGCCTCAAACCTTCTCACAGCAGCATGAACCGGATAAACAAAAGCCTTTGGAACAACCACTTCCCCGTTGAGATAGTAGTCAAGAAGAACAGTGCTTTCCTCACGTACTTGCACAAACTCCTCCGGCTCAGGTTTCACCTTAACATGACTCTGGACAGTGCCCAAAGTCAAGTTCACACCCGTATTGCGAGCTACTGAACGCAGCGACTCGTCAACACTTGTGGTCGTGTAAGAAGAGAGGTAAGAACCGCACTTCGCAGTTGAGACAAACAAGCCTTCCTGTGTCTGGACGAACATCCTGACAAACTTGTCCTCCTCCCCCACGATCGGGTCAAATCTCTCCAATGCAATTCCCGGTATCAGGCTGCCCGCCAACAACGAAACTGGAAAGGTATAAACACCCATTGGACTCAACAGAACCAACTGATGACTGTCGGTCATACTGCGTCGATCAACGCAATATGCGACAAAACGTGCTCCCGTTCGTGCGGTCACAACGTCATCACCATAGTCCCAAATGTGATGCGAATACTTAGCTCCTCCGCTCACAGTTGTCTCCAATTTTCCATCAACGCCAAACGTCCAACACACTTCACCCTTACCATTCGCGGCACGCGATGGCACCATAGTGTACAGTGCGACTGGATGTCCTGCTAACGTTGTTGCGAGTTCCACTGGCATGTCCATGAAGTAATCAGTATCGATCAGAATGAACAAAGGATTCGGTGGTGGGTCCCAGGCTTCAACAGGCGTATCAACGTCCTTTGGGTCAAAGTACACCCTAGAACCTCTCAAACCTGCGGCCACGTCGCGCTTCGCCATCTGGACAAAGTATGCCTCCAAATGGTTCTCACGAGCGTAAGCCACCCAAAACCTCGACGCCGCTGCTCTAGCTGCCGCACTGTAACCATGGGAATGGTCCTTGCGCGCTGCGAACTGCGGGATCTCCGCCACCTTGAAACACTTGCGTAATTTCTCCGCCGTGCCCATCCCAACAAGCCATTTTGACGCCACCAAGCGCCACCATCGCCTCCAGGATCCAATGTTATACCAATCGGAACCGAACACCCACAGATACATCCCGACCAAAAGAACAAAAATGATCATAATGACTACGACCAGTCCTCTCACAAAAGCCTCGATTCTCGTGTTGCATGCCCATGCACAACTCAATCCTTCCTCCGCACACAATGCCCTACAAACCCCATAGATGTGCGTCCAGCACACTTCTGGTTGCCAGGCAAGTGGCAAAGATGGAAAGAGTCGATAGCACAACTGCCATACAACCCAAGCCCAGAGAGACTTAGCTAAACCCGCCCAGAAAATCCATATCCACACTGCGATTTCCTGTAGGCCGGCGACGACTACGTCCAACATCTTGATTGTGTTTCACTAAAGTAGTACACAAAACTGACTGATATTTCTACCAGCACACTTCTGGTTGCCAGGCAAGTGGCAAAGATGGAAAGAGTCGATAGCACAACTGCCA